AGTCGCTGCGCGTGAGGTGTTCCAGCTCCTTCGGCAGAGCCAGCCGCGCAGTTATGCTTTCGTCACTCCCTTCGGCCCGCCGCCTGGCGGGGCTTACTTTTCCTTGTGCTTCAGCACAGCGATATTGCCCTTGTTGCTCACTTCGAGATCCAGCGCAGCGGCCAGATCGCGCACCTTGACGTAGTTCGTGCCGTCTTTCAGGATGCGTTCAACGGCGACTTCTTTACCGTCCACGATGATCTTGCTTTTTTCTACCATTTCGGTTTCCTCCTCTGCATTTTTTCCATCTTCGAGGGCCATCACGGTATGGCCCTCGCTTACCAGCACGTCCCCGCGCAGGAGATTGGCGTCCGTCTTCAGATATTTGCTACCAATCAACAATACAAAATCGCCCGTTGCGGGCCAATCGTCCAGCATACAGTAGGTGGTGCAGGAATTCCCCTGCTTTTTGTAGAGCGCGGCGACGGCCTCGCAGCCTGCGGCCACGGCGCAGAGCGTCATAAGTCCGGAGCAGTCCGTCTCCACTGGCGTTGTGATCTTGCTCACGTCCCACCCGACGGCTCTGGCGGCCTCATACGCCGTGTTTCGGTCGCTCATGTCGTACCCGATGTTCCGGTTCTTAATCGCCGCCTCGCACGTCTGCGCGGCCCGCTCGGCCTTTTTGCGGCTCTTGTAGCGCAAGATGCCGAGCCAGCGGCCATTGTACCAGTTGGAGATATTCAGCTCCCGCCCGGTCTGGTTGCCGGGCTGCTGGTTGCGGCCGCCCGTCTCGCCGAGACTGGCCTGCCCGATCTTGATGCTCATTTCTGCGCGTCCTCCTGCGGTTTGCCTGCCGCATCGATGGCGTCCTGCGTTTTCTGCGACTGCGTGCCGAAATAGAACGTGATGACCGTCAGGAAGATCGTGAGAAAGTCCTTTCCGGTGATATCGCCGCGCAGGGCGAGGACGGCGAAGATGATGGTCAGCCCAAGCGTGACGATGGACTTGACGCTCAGCAGATTGCCGAGCCGCTTCTTGATGTTTTCCATTTTTGTGTACCCCTTTCGTTATTCGACTGTTTCATTTTTCTTCGCAAAAACCCGCTTGAAGGCAAGCAGGCCAAGCTCTGTGATGGTTGCCCAACCTGTAAATCCGAGCACGTCGGACAGGTCTACCGACGCGCCGAGCTCCGGGCTGCGGATGACTGCAATTAGGACGGCGACGGTTTTCAGAGCGCAGGCCCAGACAATTACCGTCGTGATGAGCTGGAGCAGATATACAACAATGGTTCGCGCCATTTCGCCCTTGCTCCACTTGCCTTTTACCCGCATATCTGCCTCCCAATTTATTGCGCACTGCTATGTCCGCATTGCGCCTCCAGCTGGTGCAGGAACTTTTTCACATCGCCGTTCCCGCCCATTTTTTTATACTTCTCTCCGGCGATCAGACGCTCTGCCATTGGCATTTCCTCCGACATGATGGTCAGCCGGAGGATCGCCAGATACTGCTCGTCCTGATGCTCCTGCATTTTCCCGAGCTTTTTGTCGATCTCGGCTAGGTGCGCCTCCTGCGTCGTGGCCTTGCCGCGCTTTTTCTGTATCGCGCCGACGACGGCATTGACGACCGCCGTCAGCGCGGACGAGCCGAGCACGGCGCAGACGAGGGTAACGATGATTGTCTTGGTGTCCATGGCTATGTACCTTCTTCCGTGATCTTCTTCCACCCGTCCGGGTTAACGGATGGGTTCCAGACGTTGGCGGCGAGCAGGGATTCGTAGAGCTCGTCCTGCCACCAGCCTTTTTCGCCTTTGGAGAATGCAAGGCCGGCGGTGATGGTCTCGGGGATGATGCGGAAGCCCTGCTTGTAGGCGATGTCTTCCCAGAGGGCCGGGGCGGCGTCCGGGGTGTTCTGGGCCGTGTCCCAGAGGTCGGAGGCGGCGCGCTTGATGGTGCCGCCCCAGTTGATGCGCGTGCCGGCTTTGACGAGGCTGCCAGAGCCGGTCAGGCGGGTGAAAAGCTCTGGTGCGAGACTCGCGTCGGCGTCGGTGAGACTGGCTGCGCTTTTGACGATATAGGGGCGCAGCGCCCGCGCCCGCTCGGTGTAGGTGCTCATGTTATTCCGCCTCCCCGAGCAGGATCTTCGCGGCGGTCTCTGCATCCGTCAGCGGCAATGCTGCACCCATTTCCTCATAGCTGCCTTCTGGCTCAGTGCCTTTCAGCGTATGGTCTGCGAGATGAAACACCATGTCAGAAAGCACCTGATGCTCAGTCCCTTCTTCATCTGTAATAGTCACAGCCATCTTCGCGCAAAATCCTTCTGCCTGATCTTCCTTGCACGGGACATAACAACCGTTGCCATGTAGTCGAATGGGCATAATACTGTCTGCATACCCGGCAAATGTGCCGTCCTGTTTTACTGCATACATGGTGTCCCTCCAAATTTCTCTTGATAGATTGTCTCCAATCGCTTTGTGCTTGCTGTTCGCAGCCGATTCTTCCAATATCCGTTTTCCTGCCCCGGCCATTTTTCATCCGTAAAGTCTTCACCGCAGCCGTTTTTTCTGTACCATCGGTACAGATCGTTCAGCATTTTCTGCCGCTCGGCACCTTCCTGCGTGTTCGGCCTGAAATGCTCCCACCCGTTTTCGGACGTCGCAGCGCATATCCGCCTGCCGTCTGCTGCAAACAGGAACCCTTCAATCTCCGATACAACAGTTCCGTACCGGAGATTAAATGCTCCATCGATGCCATTCCCACGGAACCGCTTATACACGATATATTCCATGCGCTTCTCCCTCATACGCAAAAGCCGGGCGCGAAGCCGAAGGAAGCGCGCGCGGTGCGGTCTTCGACTGTCCCGTTGGTGTTCACATTCTCGAAACCGTCGGAGCTGCTCGCAAGCGGAGAACGGAGCCACCAACGAGCGGCGGCACTCGTTCCGTTGTGCTTGTACTTTACCTTGCTGTTTCCAGCGGAATAATAGGCGTACTGCGCTTGCTTACTCGCCTCGTTCGAGTTTGCTCTCGAAATGCTCCCGAAAACCTCAAACTCTGAGAGGAGGAAAAAGTAATCCTTTGTCGCCGTGACCGCACTCGCGGATGTGCTATTATTTCCCGTATTGTCCGTGTACTTGGTAACGGACTTTAGGACTGCACGGAGCGCCGCCGGAATGACTGCGATAATCGTTCCGGAATAGCTCGAGAGGCTTGTCCCGCAAATATTTGTACGCATTTGCGAGCTCGCCCATCCGCCGGAGTTCGTTGCACTACTGTTCATAGAGAAATAGCCGGTTGTCGAAACGGGCGAGGTATAGTAACTATCGCAGAAACACACGTCCGTACCGCCGGAGAGCGCGGTCTTTGCAAGTTGGAAATGGATACAGTTTTCCCCTTCTAGGCTCGCGTTATGGTTAAATCCAATAATGAACGCATATGTTGTGTAATTAGATAGTGTAAGATGTCCAACCGTGCCGTTTAGCGTTACAGCCTTTCGGTCACCGACGCTCCAATAGTTCGCGCCCTGTCCCGCGTCGGATATATCTTTTATTGTTTCCCAAGTATTTTTATTCAGTGTCGGATATACAAAATTAAGCGACACCGCGTAACTGTCCGTGATAGTTACGGCTTTTGTGTCAGATGTTTTCCCGTCCAGCGTCGCGGATACGCTCCATGTTCCGGCTTCCGGTACGATAAGCGTGCAAACTCCGGCGCTGTCAGATGTTCCGGTAATTGTTTTGGAGCCGTTTGTCGCCGTGACGGTCGCACCGGCGGATACTGTTACGATCAGCTGCAGAGCGATTCCGTTCTGAATCGTACCGACTGCTGCGGCAAGCCCTTCGATGGTCTGTGCCGCAGGGGCTGTGCCGCCTTTGCCCTCCAGTGCGTCATACGCCGCGCCGACTGCCGTGATAATGCGGTCGATCTCGGTCTGTACGCTCATGTCTGTTCCTCCTTTAGATCGCGGCGAGGGCGTTTTCGATGTCGTCCGTCAGGCTGACTGTGCCGCCGGAGGTATAGCCTGCGGGGATGTCTACGCTGGTCTGCGTGAGGCCGTCGATGGTCTTTGCAATCGCGCCGTTGTTTGCCATCGTGCCCTCGACTTTGCTGCCGTCTGCCAGCACGATAAACTTGCCGTCCAGCACGTCGGCGGCTCCGGCAGTCACGCCGGAAACGTCCTTGTATTTGTCCGGAATCGCGCCGACCTTGACCTTGCCGAGAACTTTACCCTTCGTGGGCGTGATGTCCTGCGCGGCCTCGGCAGGCGTGGCGGACTTGGTTTCCAGCGCGATGGCTACCTTGCCCGTTCCGGAGTGCTTGCCCGCCGGGACGGTGTATTCCTGATTGCCGGCCGTCGCGTCCAGCACCTTGGATACCGCGCCGTTGTCCGGCATGGTGCCTGCCTGCGTCACGCCGTCTGCATCGATAAATACCTTATTTGCCAGCACGTCGCCGGGCGCGGCGGTCGTCGCGGAGACGTCCTGATAGTTTTCCGGGATGGCGCCTACGGTGACGCCGGACAGGCCGTAATAGCCCTGATCTGCTGTGATGGACTGCTGCTCCTTGGTTGGGGTGACAGATTTGGCCTGCAGGGTGTAGTTGCCGCCGCCTGCCGCGCCCTTGACCGTGCCGGAGCCGTTATGATAGCCTGCCGGGATGGTGTAGGATTCGCCCTCCTTGACCTGCGCGTCGATCGCGCCGTTATTCTTGATGGCGGCAGCCTTGTCGGCCAGCGTGGGGAGCTTGTCCGTGCTCGCGGCGAGTCCGAGGCCGACGAGCCAGGTGCGCAGCTTGTTCCGCGCGGTCTGTAATCTTGTAATTTCAGTCTGTGTGCTCATAAAATCCTCTCCTTAAATCGTCGCGAGCAGCGCGTTGATGTTGCCGACCTCCGCAAACACAGCGGCGGACGTTACGGGCTTGGTGTTGTCCTTTTCGACTGCGTCCGCCGTATCGACGGACAGGGTGTTGGTTTCGGCGTCCAGCTTGAGGCCGGGGCCGATGTTGTAGCCGCCGCCGGAGCCGCCGCCAGAATTGCGGGCTTCGTTGATGGCGGCAACGAGGTTGTCCTTGTTGTAGGTCTTGAGATCGTTCAGGTCGCCGATCTGCTCCTGCAGCTGCGCCCAGATCGGGAGCGTCGGCTCCGCAGCCGGGTCGCCGGATGGGTCTGCCGCGGGCTGCACCTTGCCGAGCGTCACCCATACCGTCGGGAGGACGACGCCGGAGGCGTTGGACCCGTACACACCGACGCGGGCGATCAGCCCGGCGTCAGCAAGGATCTCATACGGTACGATCAGACGGTTCCCGTCCCACTCGGATTCCAGCACGTCTACAGTTTTCTTCCTGTTTGTAAATACTGCCGTCTTCGTCAGGCCGTCCCAGTCCTCGGAGAACGCGAACCGGACGCTGACGGCCTTCGCCATGCCCGCCGTCAGAAGTTCCGGCGGCGAGCACAGATGCGCGCAGGCGCGGGAGCAGTGGATGGTTATCATGCGTTATCAGCTCCTTCTTTGCCGCCCGAAAGGGCGGCTTTTTCTTTCCTATTGTGGTCTATCCGATCACGGTTCCATTGACCAGCAGTTTTCCGCTGCTATTGCACGCCAGCGTCGCGTATGTGTTTGCGTTGTTCACCACATACACTTTTCCGAAGCACCCGCCGTCAAACCAGTTGTTTACCGCGCCGATGTATTCATCTCCATGTATGCCGACGAAAAACCTGCTTCCGCCCATTTTTACGCCATATCCGTTTTTTATGATTCTGTCTTGATATCCGCTGGTTCCGCCACCTCCGCCGCTGCCCGGCGGGCCTACGACGTACTCGACGATATAACTGCCGGAGATCCGCGCGACCTTGACGCGGTCGCCTGCGGCGAAGGTGGCCGACGTGTTGCATTTGTAATGCTTCGTCGTGGCCTCGGTCTGCCCCTCCAAAATGAGGGACAGGCCGTCTTCGTAGACCGCGCCGACGGTCGCAAGAAAGGCTTCCGGCAGATTCTCGTCCGGCATCTCGATATTCGTCACAAACAGGCTGTTGATGCCCTCCATTATGCGATCACCGTCCTTTTTGCAGAATGTGTCATAAGGCTTCCGGCCTGCATCGTGACCGACCAGCCGGTTTCGAGGTAAATTCCGCCGATTTCGTCGTGCGTCAGGGCGAGGATATCGCCGACGCCGTGCCCCGGCTCATTGAGCGTGTAAAATGTAATGGCGCGCGTAGCAAGCAGCGACTCGTTGCGGCGCTTGTCGGCGTAGGCCTGCAGCTCCTCCTGCGAGGCGATATTGTCTACCCGCTCGACGGAGGTAATGCGCATGCCGCGCTTAAAGGTGGACTTCTTGGAGGCCGGATTGTCGTTGACGGCCGTCGCTACCATGGCCGCGTCCATGTCCGGGTTGTTGCAGGTCACGACGAAGACGTTCGGCGCGTCAAAGATATCCGTTTCGTCCGACCAGTCCGGCCCCGGATGTTTCTCCGGGAGAAACAGGTCCGTCACGCCGTAGCGCCAGTCGATGATGGCGGCAGACGGCTCCTGATACGGTTCGAGCCTGCACACGCCGTCGGCGTCAAACCAGAGGCTTTCGTAATTGATTTCGGACAGCAGCGCGTTGATGATCGTCAGGTAGCTTGTGCCGATTGTCCAGTCTTCGCGGTCTGTCGCCAGCACAGCGGCGTTCGGCGTCGCGATCACGAGCGAGATGCCGCAGGCTGTCAGCAGCTTGCGGATCTCGGTGATGTACGACGAGCCAGCTGCAAGATGCAGGATCGTCTCGGTTTTTTGCGTATACACGCGCCAGCAGCGGTCATAGGCTTCGATCTCTACGCGCGTGCTGCCCGCGCTGCCTTTTTTGCTGACGGTCGCAGCCTGATATATGCCAAGAGAGTGCTCTGTCCCGTTTACGATGATCCATGGCCGCAGCTCGTCCGATTCCCACGCCGCGACGGCATTGGGAAGAAAGCTGCCCTTGAGCGTGCCGTGGATGCTCGCGGCGCGGTCGCTCATGATCTGCGGCGGGCTGCCTGTGTCCCATTGCAGCTGCGTGATGGGCGCGCCGTTCCGGAGCACGTCGATGCGGTAGCTTACGTCACGGGTCAAGGGTGATCGCCTCCTCCCGGTTGGTGTGCGAGATGGTGAAGGAATAGCGGCGCATGAACTCGTCGCAGTTGCTCCCGAGCGACGGGAGCGAGCCGATGGCCATGTTTCCGTAGCGGTCCTTGATGCAGACGAGGCGGCCTACAAGGGCCTCAAGCGCAAGGGCGGCGGCCCGCTGCGCGTGCGGCCAGGCGCAGGCGACGGACAGGGCGCGGTCGCGCTGCTCGCTGCGCTCCTCGACGGGGTAGGCAAGGCCCGCCAGATGGACGGTCGAGACACCGGCCGAGAAGCTGGTGCGGTTGGTGCGCAGCTGCGTTTCGGACAGGCGCATCTCGAGCCAGACGCCGGTCTCGAGGTCGCAGATCATGTTGGTCTCGGGCAGCACTTCGACAGTGTCGGAATTGGACACGCCGTAGTTGTCGCTGTCGGCGTAGCAGCCGCGCACGCGGTAGGTCACGCTGCCGATGCTGGTGTGGTCGATGTACTGCTTCTGCGCGGTGCGGGCGATGGCGACGCCGTCCCGCTCGATCAGATAAAAATCATAGCTGCCTGCAGTCTGCCAGGTCAGCGCGGCCTCATGGCTTGCGTTGACCGACAGCGTGATCGCCTCGCCCTCGGTGTGCGAAACGGGGAGCGCGGCTGCGCTCCACTCGGACCACATGCCGTACTTGTTCTGCACGCGCACGCGAATGGTATAGCTGCCGTCGGCGAGGTAAACAGGGGAGCGCCATGCCTTTTCTGTTCCGTAGACCGTTCCGGAGGCGTAGCCGTTGGAGAGCGTCAGCTGATAGGCTTCCTGCTCGGTGGTCTGCCAGGTGATGCGCGGTCGCGGGCCGGTGGACTGGATCACGATGGACGGTGCGGACGGAGCGTTGATGGCGATAAACTCTGCCTTGTCGCTCCATTCCGACGGCGTGCCGTCTGTGTTGTAGGTGCGCACGCGCCAGTATTTTGTTCCGCTTGTGAATTTGTTCGCCGGAACGTCGTAATACTGGTTTTCTCCCGTGACGGTCGCGAGGGTGTTCCACGTCGTACCGTCGGCGGACCATTGCAGATCCGCTTTACTCTGCGGCGTGCCGGTGGAAATGATGTGCTTCCACGAGAAGCGGTTGGCGATTGTCGCGTCGATGACAATGCCGGAAGGGGAGACGGGCTTGGCCGTCGGGGTAACGTCTGTTGTCGTGATCTCCTGCCATGCGGACGTCGTTGTCGTGCCGCTGTTTGCCGTCACCTTTACGCGCCATTCGAGCGTTCCGGACGGGAATGTGTTCGCCGGGACTGTGCAAGCGGTCGTCGAACCAGATACGCTTATCGTTTTTGATGTGCTTGCGTTTTTTACGCGCCACTCAAAAACAGCGGAGGTTTGTTTTATCTCCGCAAAGCACGTCTGTGTGAGATCTGTGTCGTCAGTGGTATCCCATGTAAATGTATTTTTTTGCGTTCTGTTTACAAAAGCCCCTGACGACGGTGCGAAATTCTCCGCCTTTATTCCTACATTATCATTAGAGTATTCGCACTCAAGGAATGGTTTGTATGATGATTTTGCACCATAAAAAATCGCCTCTGATGCGTGTCCTTCTCCGCCCGTTATAAAAGCAAACAAAAAGCCGTTGCGCAGACCGTGCTCAAGTCCATTCTTCTCCGCTGCATTGTATTGCGACATTGTGAATGTCACCTGCGCCTGTACAACTTTATTGAGTTCGTTCCAACTTGCCGACCCGCTTGTTGATCCATCTTTCAACTGCTGCGGCTGCGTCGCATATGTCGCCGTACTTACATCAAGCGGTTCTTTCAGCCCGAGCGCATAGGCTGATATATACGCTGCCCCCCAGCTCCCCAAGGTGCCTTTCGTTGGCATTGCATATACTACAAGCTTAACCTTTGTAATGCGTTTGTACTTGTACGCTGCTGCCGGTTCTCCGAATTTCAGTAGTATGTTGTCCCACCCTCCGAACGTTCCGGAATGGTTTGTAAACGGCTCCACAAACAACTTGTATTGTGTAAGATCCGAGAAGTTCGTGTTCGGATAGTTCTTCGCGACTGCTGTTGATCCACTCGCCGGTACTGTAAAGGTTGCCATTTACTTCGCCCCCATTCTGGCTGTGATGCGTGCGTTTTTGGCGATGCGGAGGATGGTGTCGAGGTCGTCCACATGATCAACGTAGACGGTTGTGTTGTAGGTATCGCCGGAGGTGTAGCGCGTCTCGCTGGCCGTCTGGATGCGGGAGCCGGACGGCAGGAAGATCCGCTCAAGCCCGTTTTCGTTCACCCGCGTCCATCCGCCTCGCCAGTTGTCCGTTCCGGCGGCGTTGCCGCCCAGATAGCGGCGAACCCATTCATCCTCTGTGATGCCGATGGTGGATGGGTCGCCGCGGGCAATTGCGTCCTCGTAGGCTTTGGCGAGGTCTGCCGCGCTCTGCCCCCACTGCTGTTCTGTGTAGCTATCGAGCAGATTTTGGTAGTTGTTTCCGTTTCCGCTGGAATAGCCAAAGCCGAGCGCGTGCGTCAGCTGCCCCCAGCCTTCGCCGATGTGGCCGGTCGAGATGTTTACTACGCCCTTGATGAGTTCCGCCGCGTCGGCGATGAGCGCCATTACCTTTGCGAGTGGCTGCAATGCCTTGGTCAGCGCCGGGACGCGGTTGTTGGAAAGATCGGACATAGGGTTCAGGATATCTCCGACGGTATCCAGCAGCATGCCGAACGAGTCGACAATGCCGGAGTCCTTGAGCGCCTTGCCGCCGTCCTTTACCATGGTGGTCACGTCGCCGTAGAATTCTTCGAGGTACGGGGCGAATTCGGCGGACAGCTGGTTTTTCACGCCCTCCTGCGTCTTCTGCAGGCGCTGATAGGCGTCGTCGACCGCTCCGAGTGCGGAAAGCGCCTCGTCGTCGAGCACATACCCGACGTTGTGCGCCTCGTCTGCGTAGGCCTTGAGGGTCTTCGAGCCCTGAATGATCAGCGGATTCAGATCCTGCGCCGAGCGGCCAAAAATGTCCATGGACATTGCGTCCCGCTCGGTTTCGTTTTTTACCTGCCCGAGCGCGTCAATCGTTTCGTAGAAAACGTCGTTCGCGCTGCGCATGCTTCCGTCAACGGCATTGATGACGGAAACGCCTAACTTATCAAATGATGCCTTCGCGTTTCCCGTGCCGTTCATCGTGTCCTGCATGTTGTTGGTCAGCTTTGTCAGGCTTCCCTGCAGGGTGTCGACGGATACGTCGATCAGCTCGGACGCATAGGCAAACTCCTGCAGTTGCTGTGTTGATTGCCCGGTCTGCATGGAAAGCGTGATGATGTTGTCGGCAAAGGCGGCGGACTCCTTCGTCATGGAGATCATGGCTTTTTCCACCTTGACGATCGCCGCCGCGACGGCAGCGAAGCCGCCAGCCAGCGCCAGTGACTGCGTATCGAGGCTCCCCATGGCGTTCATAGAGGACTTCATGCCATCCGGCAGCTGAATGCCGAGCTTGGAGGTCAGGCCGTTCACTACGTCGCCGAGGTTGCCCATGCTCTGCCCGGCGTCCTCGGTTGCGGTGGTCGTATCTTCTACTTGCTCTGTGTTGTTTTTCAGCTGCCCGTTCAACTTGTAAAGCTCGGCTTCCGCGTTATTGAGTTCTTTTTCCCAGCGCAGCGTTTCCACTGCGTTTGATCCGTAATTTTCTGCGGCTTCTTCGAGCCCAGCTTTCAGGTTATCGATTTTGTCATATTGCAGGCTTATTTTTTGGGTTAGCAGGTCCGTTTTCGCCGCCGAAAGTTCTGCTGATTCTGCGTTATCCGCATATTTTGCCGATACCTTGCGTATCTCTGCGTCCAGCACGTCCATGCTTGCGCTGAGCCGTTCGATATTCTCCCTGTATTTGCGTTCCTGCTCCCCATTCATGCGCTGTTCATTTTCGCGCATCTGGTTATTTAGATCGTTCAGTTTCGCTGTTGCGTTTTGCAGGCTGGCCTGCCACGCCATTGTAGCTTTGCTGGATTCTCCCGTTTTTTTTACGGAATTTTTCAGAGCCTCCTGCATATAGCGGATCTTTTCTGTTTGCAAATTGATCTGCCGTTGCAGGACATTATTCTGTTGCCCTAGCAGCTTTGCACTGTCTGCATTTTTTCCATACGCGGACGTTACTTTCCGCATCTCGGCGTCCAGCACCTTCATGCCGCTGCCGATCTCGGAAATGGCCTGCTTGTATTCTTTTTCGCCCGAAAGCGTAAATTTTGTATTGATGTTCGGCATGTTAGGTGCCTCCGTTCAGATAGGCCGATAGGCTCTGCGGCTGTTCCTGCTGCTTTTGCGGCGCAAGCGCGTCAAGCAGGAGCGTTATGCGGCGCGGGCTCATGGTTTTCCAGAAATCCCGCTCCGGCAGATGCAGCCGGAAGAGCCAGATTGCGAGGAAGCCGGGGAAATCAAAGCCCAGCTGCTTCGAGTTCCCCGGCGGTGTCAGTTTTTTTCGTCTTCCTTCTGCTCTTTTCCGGCCTGATTTTTCTCGACTACCTCCGCCCAGACCAGCGGATAGATCAGTTTTCCGGCTTCGATCGTCTGCGAAAGCGTGAGCTTCCGGCCCAGCTGCTTCCTGGTGAATACCAGCGGCAGCCCGTTTTCGTCCTTGATCCCCTGCGTGTCGGCGGCGTCGGTCAGCATGCCGGCCAGAAAGGCCAGCGTGCTTTTTATTCCATGGATCCGGTCAAGCGCCTGCAGAAGATTGCCGTCGTATTCATCCTGCACATACGCTGCGACATTCATGTTGCAGACGAGCCGGTAGGTCCTGCCCTCGAATTCGTAGTCTACAAAGTCAAACTTGGTCGTTTCCATCAAGTTTCACCCAGCTTTCCCTTGATCCAGGCAACGGCCTCCGCCGCGGTGTCGACGGTCTCGATCTCGAGCAGCAGCTCTTCGGTCGAATCGTCTGCGAGGAATTCGCCGGTCGTGGTCGGCGTGTTGAACTGGATGTTCTCGCCCTTGGTCTGGTAGCTCAGTGAGGGCGGGCCGAACAGCACCTTCGGCACCCAGACGCAGGTGTACTTGGTCACACCGTCGATCTTGTCAGGCGCGTAAAAGCCGACGCCGACATAGTTTGCGATGTCCTTGGCCGAGAATTTCAGATTTTCCTTGCTCGTATCGGATGTGCAGCCGTAGAGCATGGCCTGTGCGGCCCTTTTGATGTACTTGACAGCCAGCGAGATCGTGCCGCCGGTGGCAAGCTTGATATATTCTGCAAGCTTGGATTCTGCGTACAGGCGGCCCTCGGCGAACTTGAGTTCCAGCTGCGCGCTCATGGCGTCGCCGACGTCGGTCGGCTCTGTGTAGGTCACGGTGCCGGACGTGTTTTTATACTTTCCCGCCCGGATGCCGCGTAAGTCAAAACTAGGCATTACAGTAAGCCCCTTTCTTTCAGCTTTTGTGTGAGGATTTTTTCGAGTTCCGCGTTCACGCGCTTCTGCGCGTTGCGGACACCCTTTGTCCAAAAATAAGTTCCTGTGATCTGCCCGTACTCCTTCGCACGGCCGTAATTCAAAACGAAGAGCACGGTCGCTCTGCGCGTTCCGTGCTCGTTTTTGCCGACTGCCGTGATGGTGATATACGGATCTCCGTTTTTGTCCTGCTTGATGGTTTTTCGGTATTTCACGCTGGAGGCGTAGGCTTCCGTGCGGAACCCGCTCGAACGGATCATTTTTTGCAGCTCTTCGACGATGATGTCCCCGGCGGCGTACAGGAGCTCCTTCTGCATGTCCTCATCAAAAACATTCGCTTTTTGGAGCGTAGCTATGAGCTCGTCGGCGCCGGTGATAGAGATGTTAGCCATACTCCGCGCCCTCCGTTTCGGCTATGAGCGCGATCTGCGTGCGGCCTGTTTCCTTGTCGTAGTTTTCCATGTCGACGGTGACGATGTAGCCAGCGTCCTCCAGCGCGGCCTTTGCGCGCGTTAAAAGTCCGGCATCAAATCTATCGGCGAAGATGGAAACGGCGTATTGCACGCCGGTCTCGGCCTCGCCGCCCTCGGCGTAGAGCTGCCCGGACTGGCCGAGCAGCTGATAGGTGATGTAGGTTTCTTCCCCGCCCTTGTATGGCGGATGGCAGACCGGAACGCCCAGGCTTGATAGCGCCTCATAGATCATCATGCGCCGTCCCTCCGTTTGCAGGTCAGCTCGATTTCCTCTGTTTCCTGCCCGTAGCTGCGGACGACGTCAAAGACGTCGGAGCCGCAGACGAGCTGCTGCTCGCCGCCGTATTCCGCGCTGTGCATGCGGAAAATTGCGTCCGTGCGCTTGCCGGCTTGCGCGGCCTGATAATACTCGGCGCGGTTTACGGACTTGCGGGCAGCCCAGACGGTGGTCTCCCGCTCGAGCTTTTCCGTCGTCTGGCCGTTTACGATGGGGTAGGAGAACAGGCGCAGTGTGATTTGCGTATCAAAGATCACAGCACGCGCCTCCTGTTCCGCCGCTGGCCGGGACTTCCCGGTAATCGTCCGAGAGTCCCATGGCGTCGCGGATATCTGCAAAACAGGTTTTCCATTCCTCGCCGCGTCCGCAGAAATCATGCTGCCAGCGGACGTAGGCGCGGACGGCGTCCTTTACCAGCGGATCTTCGTCCGCTCCCTCTGCGCCCGCAAGGTGCAGGCGCATGAGGCAGGCGTCAATCTCGTCTTTTAGCTCGTCGTCAAGGGCGTTTGTGGTCAGCCGCAGGGCGGTTTTTGCAACGTTGATCAAAGCCATTGGTTATCCCTCCCTGTTGGCCGCGCGCCGTCAGGCTTTCTTCTTGGTCAGCGTGACGAGGCTATTCGTGTCGACACACTTGCCATCGACAAGTGCCAGCGCGACAGTCACCTCGTCGTCGGTCTCGTTGTCTGTGTAGTGGCGGAAAGTCATGCCCAGATTTTCGTTCCAGAGGTAGTCCTTGAAATCGAAGATAAAGGCAAAAATCGTGTCTGCGGTCACGCTTGCGGCAAAGGACGGCAGATAGTCGCCGACGAGGACGACCTCGCGGCCAAAGAGTGAATAAACCGGCTTGCCGTTCGTGCCGTAGTTGGTGCGGGCGACGGGCTGACCGTCGCTGTCGACCATGCCGACGATCTGCTCGAAGAACGTTTTCTTCGTCATGCACCATACCGCGCCCGCGTCGTAGGCCTGCGGCAGCGCCGCCTCGGCTGCGGTGAGATCCTTGTAGGTCAGCGCGGTCGTTGCGGCGGCAATGTCGATGTTCTGGCCGGTCACGACGGTTTCCTTGGTGATGCCCTTCGGCTGGCCGGAGCCGGATCCGCTGATAACGGACTGCTCCTCCGTCTTTACCATCGCTTCCGCTACGTTCGCGACGAACTGCGTTTCAAACATCGGGTAGGTTACGATGGACACTTCGAGCGACATGGAGATCGCGCAGCGCAGTTTGTGGTAGGCAAACGTGATGGAGCCGATCGCCTTCTTCTGCTTGTCGGAGCCTGCGCCCTCGGCAACCCAGGAGGCCGTCGGCTTGGCCGAGCTGGTCGGGACGGTCACGCCGCCCTTGTAGGAGGTGTGCGTCACGCGCGGCAGGATCATGCCGGTCGCTTCGATCTTCTCGTAGATCTTCTGCAGCGTCGTGGTCGGGATGGCCGCGCCGACGTCGGAGGTCTTCGTGTTCGCGTCCGCGTTGGTCAGCTCCTGCGGGATCTGTGTGCCCTTTAGCACGTAGTTCATAAAGGCCACCTTGTACTCCGGGGTGTCGTAGCGGTTGATCACGTCTTCGGCCTTTTTCTGGCCGGACAGGTCGACGGACTGCGCTGCCGCAGCCGGGGCCGCGACTTTCTGGCCCGCGAGGGCGTTGAGGTTCGCCTGGATCTTGGCTTCCTCCTCAAACTTGGCGTCGAGGGCTTCGACTTCCTTCATCTTGGCCTGTGCCTCTGCGGTCTTGCTTTCGTCCAGCAGCTTCTGGGCGTCGTCCATGAGCTTCTGGCGCTGGATGTTGTAAATTTCCTTCGTCATTTCAGTTCTCCTTTGAGTTTTAAAAATTTCAGTTTTGCTTCTGCCTGCGCCCGTTCGGGCATAAAAAAATCAGGCTCTGCGGCCTGATCTTTTAAAAAATTTTCCGCGCGCCGGAGCGCGTCTTCGCTGAGCATGCCGGAATAAAAATCCGCCGCGAGCGGCTTCTGGCCGGTATCCGGCTGCATCACGCGGTCGACGAGGCCGAGTTCTACGGCCCGCTCCGCTGTGATCCATGTTTCGGCGTCCATCATGGCGGCGATCTCCGCTTCCGGCCTGCCGGTCTTGGCGACGTAGGCCGAGATAATGGCGTGGTTGGCGTCTCGCAAAACACCGGCGGTGTGCTCCATCTGGCGGTAGTCGCCGTCGGCGCTGGACTGGACGTTGTGGATCATCATCATGCCGGTCGGTGTCATTTCCGACTCGCCTGCCATGGCGATGATGGACGCGGCCGAGGCTGCGAGGCCTACAATGCGGATGTGGACGCCGCCGGCGTAGCTGCGTAGGGCGGTGTAGATCTCGCTCGCGGCGAAGATCTCGCCGCCGCCGGAATTGATCTCGATCTCTGCCCGCTCACCGTTTCCGGATGCAAGCGCGTCGGCTACGGATTTAGGGCTCGTCGCCTCCATGCCGTACCACTGGTAAAAGCGGTGCCGATTGCTGGATACGATTGGCCCGCGAATGCTGATTTTCATGTTGTTTCATCTCCTTTCTGCGTGGTGTTCCTGTCGACCGGCTGCGTGTCAAGTCTGCGGATGGGCTTGTCTCCGCCGTCGACCGGCGCGAGGTTGAATGCGCGCCGCCATTCGTTCGGCGTCAGCGCGCCTCGGTCGACCAGCTGCAAAAGGTTCAGCTTTGTCGATGTCGAGGCGAAGTCCCAAGCGGAGGCCTCAAATACGATGCGGTTTCCGCAGCCGCGTTCGCGCCTGGAAAAGAGTTTGCGGGTGTATTCTCCGCTCAGCTGCTTTAAAACCGGCTCGATCTCGGCGTCAAAATACGCGCTCTGTTCGTCCTCCGTCGCGATTGATGTGACGATATGCGGGTTGGTGTTAAACAGGGCATAAATGCGCTGCGTGGTTTTGTCCATCTGGGCGGCGTTCGGCACGTAATCCTTGGGGTCGATCTGCTTGGCCTCGGCCTTTGCGTCGACCGCCGCGACGCCCGTGCCGTTGGAAACACTGAGGAAGCTGTCGGCAAAGTCCTGCGCGCGCTTCTTGATATCCTCCGCGCGCATGGAGGATGCGAACATCAAAAGCCAGCGGATGACGGCGCTATTCCGGATGGCCTTGACAATGCCCTGATCCGTCGTGGTGACGATCTCCATCAGCGGCACAATGGCGGGCGCGATGGGATCGCCGAAGATATCGTTCTCGTAGAAATCCCCGCGCAGGTGGATCACGTCGTCATAGGCAAATGTCAGCACATTGCCGTTCTGCATATAAAATTTCAGGTACAGGTTTCCGCCCGCGTCGTAGACGGCGTCGGCCTGCATGGCCGCGACCGGGAAAATGGCGTTCGGCAGGCCGTTTTCATCCCGCAGGATCACGGCGAAGGCGTTGTTGTTGAGGACCAGCTGCGCGGCCAGCTTTTCCTGTAGCATCTGCCCCGTCATGTACTGATTCGGCTCCTCCAGCAGGAAGCGGATGTACGGCTCCGGGTTGACGGCGAGCTTCCGCGCCGAGGCCGTGACTGTTTCCCGGATATGCTTGGCCGTCAGCTTGCCGATGGCCTTGATCTTCGGGCGGATACAGGCGCGGACGATGTCGGACTGGTACATCTTGCCGTTGTAGCTGTAAAAGCCGTTCCCGCGCTCCTGCACCATCTGGACGGTCGAGACGCGCTTGGTGGTTGTGATATTCGTCAGGAGGTTTTTTAAAAATCCCATTGTCTCACTCCTAGAGCATACTTGCATATTCCGCCTGCTTTTGATCGTAGATCGCGTAGGCGTCGAGCAGGGCCGCCGTGCCGTCGATGCGGCGCGTGGACTTGCTCGTTTTGTGCGGCTGGATATTGCCGTTTTTGTCCTCGTCGTAGGCGGTGTTTGCCAGGCACCACTTGTCGATGGGGTTGTTGTTGTAGACGATCCGCTTGGATTCCAGATCGTTCCCGCAGCGCTTCATTGGCTCGGAAAGCGTTTTCACGCCCTGATGCACGGGGAGCATGGCCTCGGCTCCGAAGTAGTCCGCCATGCTGTCCGTCCAGTAGGTCGCCGACCATGCATCATAGCCGATAAATGGTATAAAAATATCGAGGTCTTCCTGCACCTCGACAAACCATGCTTTGACGTCCTCATAGCGGATCTTGTTTCCCTCTGACAATCTGAGCAGCCCGCGCTCATTCCACTTGTCGTATGGTATTTTGTCCTCGGTCACGCGCTTTTCCAAAAGCTCCTGCGGCAGCCAGTACATCTGCAGCACAAACAGGATATCCGGCAATTCTGGCACTTGAAAAATTACCTTTGCCGCCGTCAGGTCGGTTGTCTTGGACAGATCCGCGCCGCCGATGCCGTATCGCGGGTAGGAAAGCACGCGCTTCTGCGTATTCCCGTCTGCCATGTGGTGCGTCCAGATCATGCGGCGGCCAGATTTGTCCAGCGTGAAGGTATCCCGATTGTCCAGCTGCTCAAAATTGAGCCAGGCTTCGGAGGACGTTTCGCGGATGTTGAAATCCTTGCATACGAGGTTTCGGACGAGCGCCGGATTTTTCTTTGCCCGCTCGACCCGCTCTTTCAGCGCCGTGTAGCTCTTGATCGTCCCGAGGCCCGGATTTGCCTTTTTCCAGCAGTCCGGGTCGGTCCATTCGCTGCGCTTGTCGAGCTCGTAAATAAACGCGATCCGGCGCGGGTCGTGGTACCCGTCCGGATCCTCATAGCCGTTTATGATGCGCTCGGCCTCTTCGTATTTTTCGTCGTAGATGTCTTCTCGGATGGTGCCGGCGGTGGATGTGATGAATCGCAGCGGCTGTGCGCGGGCCTGATCGCCGTCGGCAATGATGTCGTACAGCGGTCTGCCGTTTTTCCACTGATGGATCTCGTCCATCATGGCCCCGTGGATATTCAGGCCGTCGAGCGTGTCGCTGTCCGAGGACAGCGGCTTGAATACGCCGTCGTTATAATCGCTGTCCACCTCTCCGACCAGACAGCGCGTCCGTTTGCGCAGTGCCGGTGATTTCTGCACCATGCGCTTTGCTTCCTGCCAGATGATCTTCGCCTGGTCGCGCTTGGTCGCGACGGCGTAGACTTCCGGGCCTGCTTCGCCGTCCGCCAGCTGCAAATACAGGCCGACGCCGGATGCCAGCAGCGATTTGCCGTTTTTCTTGCCGACAATGAGGATCGCTTCGCGGTACTGCCGGTTTCCCTCGATATCGATAAAGCCGAAGATCGTCGCCAGCAGCGCCTTTTCCCACAGCTCCAGCTTGACGAGCTGCCCGCCCGCTTTGCCCTTGGAGTGGTGGCAGTAGTTTTCGAAAAATTCAAGGACGTGGTTTGCCCGGCGCGGGGAATAATAAAACTCGGAATCCGCGTTTTCAAGCTGCGCGACCACATGCCTGTAGGTCTTCTGCACCTTGAGGCTCACCGTTTCACGTCCGGACTGGATCGCGTTCCAATACTCGAGGATGGGGTTGTAGGTCGCCGGGTAGCGCGTGAGTTTCATTCCTCGTCACGCTCCCGGACAAAGCTTGCAAAGCCGTCATCCTCCTGTTTCTGCGCGGTGTCCGGCTTCGGCAGGAGCGCGGTCAGCTGCTTGATGATTTTCTGATAATTCGCGTTCGTGGAGTTGTACGCCTGCCCGATGGGCCGGGCGCGATCATAGGGCTCCAGTCGCTCCGACTGCTGGAATTTCTCCGTCCAGCCGTTTTCCCGCAGGTCGTCCGCCATATCCTCGCACTCGATGCGCATAAAGGCCGCCTGATCGATGAGGCCTGCGACAGTCCCGGCCGCTTCCTTCGGCAGATTCCGGTAAAGCTTTTTCAGGCGCGCTTTCTCCGCGCGGATCCGCTGTTCTTTGGTTTTTTCCCGCTGATTCGCCACAGAAAACGCCTCCTTTTCGCGTGATTTTTGCCGTCTGTCCGCGCGTGCGCGTAGATTACTTATCGCCGCGCTTTTGTAGGGGGGCCTCGCGAACGGCCTGCGTATTCTTCCGAGGTAGGGCGTGCGGTGATTCAGCCGGCGCCCCGGCCTCGAGCGACGGGGGGGATCGGGTCTCCGGCGGCGTCGAAGAAAATTTTTTGCGTCAGAGCTTTTGCGACGCCGTGCCCGTCAAACTGATCGTGGCAGTCCTTGCAGACGAACTCGAGGTTGGAGTAGGACAGGCTGATGTCCGGGTCGGTGATGTTGTCCGGCGTGAGCGCCCGCTTGTGGTGGACGATATAGCCCGGCTTGTCCCGGCACTCTTCGCAGAGGCCGCCGTCGATGGTCCGGCGGAACTTGATATACCCGGCGCGGCATTTCTTCCAGCGCGCGGATGCGTAAAAGCGCGCGGCCCATGGCTGCATCCTGTTCCCTCCAATTCTTCACGCTATCACTGTAGCACAGATTTTAGGCTCTGTTAGCTCAACTTTTGCGGTATCCCATTGCCCGCGCTGCCTCGTAGACAAAGCGGCTGTACATCCGCTTGGCCGTGGATGTGCTCACGTGTACCTGTCTGGCAGCAGACTCCAGACTCTCGCGCGGCCAAATCCATGTATGCAGGCGCACGATCTCCAGCACGTCTCCGCCGTCCCGCCAGGTCTGCACGGTGTTGATGGCGGACTGGATCGCAGTGTAGTCCTCGTACTCCCGTGAGGACAGGACGCGCACCGCAATGTCCTCGACGGCGCGGCCGGAGGATTGCCCGCCTGGCTGCGAGGAATAGCCCGGCGTGATCTTCTGACGGCTCATGTCCCGAACCTGTCGGCTCAGTTTTGGGTATTCGCCGATGGTGCGGCAGACATTCCCGTACCACCAGTATCTCGGTTTTGACACTTTCCCACTTCCTTCCTGCTTCGTTCTAAAACCTTACGCATATACAAGGTTTAATTTAAGCGGCTCCCGTTCCGCTTGTGCTCTGATCTTGGTTCGACTACATACTTATAATATTGATACCCGTACTTTGTCGTCCGGGCTTCGACGAGGACATAACCGCGCGGAGCGACGGGCGGGTGCTTGGGGCTGTACTCGCGCACGGCCTCGGTCGCAGGTTCCGGTTCGGGGCGGATACAATTTCGCGTCGCCTTGTACCGGTGGCCGCCGAATTCTTTTCTCCAGTGCGCATGCAGGTAACTGGCAAGTGCTGTGTAGTCCTGTCCGTGGTCTACCTTGTTTCCCTGCTCATCTATATAATAGTTGTGCTTTCGCAGGTGCCGAACCTCGATCACGCTGCCG